AGGGTGGGGGGGGGGGGTATCGCCTACGTTGACAGGAGATCATGAAAATCGGGTGACGGATTACACGGCCATCTGCGTTGGCAATGGACAGCTCCATCAAACGGATATGGGCGACAAGACCGGCGCACTCAACTGTATGCACGACCAGCAGGCGGTACTTACCGACGGCAAGCCGCCGCGCAAGTACATTGTGCGCCGCCTTACGCCGCTGGAATGCAACCGACTGCAAGGGTTCCCGGACGGCTGGGGCGTGCCTGATGAAAAGAAAACCATGACGCCGCAGGAGGTTGTCTTTTGGGCGCGTGTGCGCAATACGCACGCGCAGGCCAACGGCAAGGCAAAAGGCCAATACAGCGAAAAGCAGATCATTACCTGGTACAACAAGCTGCACACGGACAGCAGCGAGTATAAAATGTGGGGCAACGGCATCGCCCTGCCCTGCGCGGCTTTCGTGCTGGAAGGGATTGCAGAAGAACTACGGCTTGCAGAATAACGGCAAAAGCGAAAACGTTTGCGGTTTTGCTCGTATTTGGAGGGGTGTATGGAAGATAAAAAGCAAGCGGCGCAGGAGCCGCGAATCATCAAAAACCGGGATATTCCCCTGCTCTCCCGCGTGTTGTATGTGATGCAGGATGTTTGCAGCCTTGAAACGCGGCAGGAATGGCAGCGCGAAAGGATGTACAATATCACGCAGAAGATCACAGGCATGCCGGGAGCCAAGGGCCAGCCCAACGGCTTTGACGCGGCATATGCCGCGCTGGACGAGCTGTGCGACGAGCAGAGAGGGCGCATTGCCGCATACATGCGGGAACTCAAGACCGCCGAGAAGATCATTAACAGCATTGAGAGCCGGACGATGCGGACGTTTGTTGTGATGATGTATGTGGACGAAATCCCTTCGACTGTGATTCAAAAAGAACTCAACATGACGCGGCGAGGGTTTGAAAATGCGCGAAATGCCATAGAACAGGCCGAGGACATGGCAAGCGTAGTATGGAGGGAGCGATACATGCTGGAAAAATAAAATTTTCAGCGGCGCCCCAAAATGTGTTGAAATGACAAGGCAGTTATGCTAAAATGCTATTGTCGATAGAGGTATAAACAGACAACTTTCAAGCGCTGACGGCAAAGAAGCCGACGGCGCTTTTTATTTACCCACCGAAAGGAGGAGGGAATGATGCCGGGAACTTATCTTTATGTGGACGCCAGCGAACTTGAAGGGCTTTGCGACGCTATGGCCGACAGGCTGACGGCGGACAATTTTGACCGGCTGATGCGCAGGACGCTGAACGAAGTGGGCAAACGAAGCAAAAAGCCCATCAAGGATGCCGTAAAGACGCAGTACGAAGCTCCTTCCGGCTGGGTGGGCAGCGCCATTAAATCCAGCAAGATTAACGGCGGCGGACTTGCGCTGCAATGTATTATTCCGCTGCAAGGCTCCCGTGGCGCAAACAAGACGATTTTCCCTGCTGGCGGCAGACGAAGCAAAGGCCACATTCCGAAGGGCACGCGCTACAAGGTATGGCTGCGCGATGTAAAGGGACAAAACAGCGTATTGCCCTACCACATGGACGCATACGGTGGCCAGCCGCCTTTCATCAACGGCGGACCGGCTGTAATGACCCGCGAAGGAAAAGCCAGAGGGCCGCTTTCCAGGGTCGTTGGCCTTGCCCTACCCCAAATGCCGCTAAACCGCGCCGAGGACGAAACCACAAGGAGAATCCTCGATGTGTGCGAAAGCCGCCTTATTCACAACTTCGGGAATATGTTTGGTGGTCTTTGATATGGCGCTATCACTTACAAAAAAAGAGCTTGCGACCATCGCGGGCTACACATATCGGCGGCTGCATGATATTGACATGGGGTTGCCGGAAAACGGAAAACTATTCGTAAAGGGCGAGGGCGGTAAATACGACCTCGCTCTTTTTGTGCAGCGATGGGTGCAATACAACCTTGACAACGAAAACGCCGGGGATCAGACGCTGGACGAGGTTAAGGCAAAGCACGAGATCGTAAAAACCCGAAAGACGGAGCTTGAAGTGGCGCGGCTTGAGGGCAAGCTGGTGGATGTGCAGGAAATTCGCAGGCTGTGGGGCGGCGTGGCGAACACGGTAATGCAGAACATGATCCGGCTGCCAAGCAAGGTTGCGCCCCGGCTTGTGATGATGAAGGATGTGGAAATGATCGGCCAGATCATTGACGCGGAAATCCGCGATGTGCTGACGCAGATTGCCGACACGCCGCTGCCGGAGGAGGCCGCGACGGAAACGGGCGCCGGGGAGGATGCAGAAGAATTGGAGGAGTGATGAATGGACTTAAAAGAATTGCTCCGCTTCACCTACTCCATGTTTCGCCCTCCGAAGCCGCAGACGGTTTCTGAATGGGCGGATGAAAACCGCGTATTGACCAGCGAGAGCGCCAGCGAACCGGGACCGTGGCGCACGGACAGAGCGCCCTATCAGCGCGAAATCATGGACGCATTTACCCAACCGGGCGTTTATGAGATTGTCGTTATGGCAAGCGCCCAGGTGGGCAAAAGCGAAATTGAGCTGAACATGCTGGGAAGGGCGATTGACAACGATCCAGGCCCGATGCTTTATGTGCAGCCGACCGACAAGGTAGCCGAGGACTATTCCAAAAGGCGCATTGCCCCGATGTTTGCGGCCTGCCCTACCCTGCGCGACAAGGTTTTCAAAGCAAAGGGGCGCGACGCCGCGAACACGATCACCATGAAAACCTTCCCCGGCGGATCACTTGCAATTATCGGCGCAAACAGCCCAAGCGACCTTGCCAGTAAGCCGGTGCGATACATCTTCCTGGACGAGATTGACCGATTTCCGGCCAGCGCAGGCACAGAGGGCGACCCAATAGAGCTTGCGGAACGCCGAACAGAAACATTCCGCCATAACCGAAAGATCGTCAAGACCAGCACACCGACCATAAAGGGCGTGAGCAAGATTGAGAAAGCATATATGAAGGGTACGCAGGAAGAATGGCATACGCAATGCCCGCATTGCAAGCAATTCAGCTACATCCACTTCAACGACATCAAGTTTGACGAAGAGAAATTCAAGGACGAAAACGGCGAGATCAATTACACGGTGACGGGTTCCAGATGGCAATGCCCTGTGTGCCAAAGAGAGACGCCGGAACATGAGGCCAAACGGCTGCCTGCAAAATGGGTGGTCAAGAATGAGCGTGCGCTACAAAACGGCGTGCGCTCTTTCCGTTTGAACGCCTTTATGTCGCCCTGGTCGGACTGGAACGATATTGCCCTGACCTTTTTACAGGCCAAGGATGACCCGGAACTGCTCAAGGTTTTTCACAACACCATGCTTGGCGAAAGCTGGGAGCTGCGCGACCGTAGCGGCGTGCCGGAGAAGCTGCACGACCGCAGGGAGCATTATAACGCCGAGATTCCCACGGGCGTTCTGGTGCTGACGATGGGCGTTGACACGCAGGACAACCGCCTTGAGTACGAGGTTGTGGGATGGAGCCGAGACGAGGAAAGCTGGGGCATTTCGCGCGGAATCATCCCCGGACGGCCTGACAGCCCAGAGGTATGGGCCGAGATAGACAATCTGCTCGACCGGGAATGGACGATGAAAAACGGCATGAAAATGCGCATCCTTGCAACCTTCGTCGATTCCGGCGGCCACTTTACGCAGGATGTTTACAGAGAGTGCATGAGGCGCGAGAGCAGGCGCGTATGGGCCATTAAGGGCGAGGCGGGAGAAGGAAAAAGCTATGTGCGCCAGATGAAAACCAGCGCAAGAAGCGCGGATTCCGCCAAGTTTATGATCGGCGTTGACTGCGGCAAGGAAAACATCATGTACGCTACGACGGTGGAAACGCCGGGGCCACGATACATGCACTTCCCGCTGGATTACCGCTGCGGGTATGACATGGAATTTTTCAGGGGCTTATGCTCTGAAAAGATGGTGATCCGCAGGAAGGGCGGACAGAGCGTGACGGCATGGGAAAAGACATACGAGCGCAACGAGCCGCTTGACTGCCGAAACTACGCCCGCGCCTGCTACAAGTTTTTCAAGTGGGACTTTAACAAGCTGGAAAAGATGTTGCTGGGCATCACGGAGGAGGCTCCGATCACAAAGGCGCAGGCCGAGCGAAAGAAGCCGCGCCGCGTGATTTCCAGCGGGATCAAGATTTAAGGGGGCAACGATATGGCAGCTACAAGTGCTTATACCCTGACGGAGGCACGGGAACAGCTTACGCTCTGGAAAGAGTGCGAAAAGGCGCTTGCCAGCGGGCAGGCCAAGGCGTACCGCATCGGTACACGGGAATATACGGCCTTTGACCTTGCGGAGATCGCCAAGCGAATTGAGTATTTCGCCAATGTGATTGAGGCGTTGAGCGGGACGGTGCGCACCAGCAGGGTGACGAGGATCGTTCCGCGCGATTTATAACGGAGGCGCACCATGAAGAAAAAGAATCAGCCCAATTTGGGCGAAAGAGCGCTTTTTCTGCTCTCCCCCGAAAAGGGAAACAAGAAATTCCTTGAGCGTATAACACGGGAGCGCGAAGCGGAGCAGGCAGAGAAAAAGGAGCGCAAGAGCATGGCGGCCAGCGGCTACGGCAACCACGGAGCCAGCACGACGCTGAACAGCATGATCGGCTGGATTGTGGGCGGCGGCAGCGCGGAGGACGACATCGACCTACACGGCGCGACGCTGCGCCAGCGATCCCGCGACCTGTACGCGGGCGGCGGCCTTGCCAGAAGCGGCCCTGCAACGCTGACCACCAATGTTGTAGGCTGGGGCATCCACCCCAAACCGAAGGTGGACGGCGAGGTGCTGGGGCTTTCGGACGAAGCCTGCGACGAGTGGGAGCGCAACACCCTGCGCGAGTTTCAGCTTTGGGCGGGC